TCGAAGCCATCGCCATCCCAATGACGAGTTTGCGCATTTCCAAAATTCCCCTTCGCATTAAAATGGAGGCACTGCGCGTCTCTATCTTTTCCCCTCGCGCGAGGCAAGCAATCAATGGCTTTGGGGTGTTGCAAGAATGTCGCGCAACCGGGGTCATGGGAAAAATGAAACCATAAAAAATCGCGGTAATCAGCCATTGGCACTGACTCACGGGTCTGGCACGGTGAGCACACCCATGGCCTCCAATGCTGTCAAGAGCGCCGTTACTGCGGCACGCGCCTCGGTGTCCACGGTGGCCCCTCCGGCGGGCAGCGAAACAGAGTGCGCAGGTTCCCACTGGGTCCGATAGATGACCATGCTGTTGGCCGCGCGGTCGAACACCAGCAGCCCTTGGGTGGGTGCGACAAAACGCCACGCACCCCCGATGCGCACCGCAAGCGCATTCTCGTGTCCGGCCCAGGCGCCCTGCGCGGGCGCTGTCACCCGGTAGCACGCGCCCTCTGCCGGTGCAGCGGGCGGCGCTGGCTGCGAAGCCGTCACCGACCGCGCATGCAAAGCGTCGAGGATGCAGAAGGCCTCGTTGACGAAGAACTCCTTCTGGGCCTGCCCGGAGATCAGCAAAGGCAGGGCGAGCGCCGGTGTGGCAGCGGGAAAGACGATAGGGTCGGACATCGGCAAGGTCTCCGAAAAGTCAGGAAAGATTGCTCAGCAGCAGCGGCTGTGAGCGGTCGAAGGTGCCCACCTGCTGCACCCAGATTGCGGCTGGACCATGGGCGGCGATCAGGCTCGCGCGCTCGGCCGAGGTGAGGTGCAGCACCGGGCTATTCAGTTCCCAGACCTTGTGCGGCGTCTGCACCGGGCCGTAGCCGACGAGATAGGCCTCCCGCTCCTCGACAAGGGGAACATCGACGCTGTCTTCCCAGCGCCACTGTCCGCGCGCGCGGCGGGTCCAGCGCCAGGTTGCGACCCCGTCCGTCCCGTAGGTCGATACGGGATGCACCGGGCATGGCGGACGGCGCGACAGGCCGGCATTGGCGAGCGGGGCGATCACCGGTTCGGGATCGCCTGTCCCGATCGCGGCGATCCGGGTGCTTGCAAGCTGCGGGACCAGCAGCGGGTCAAGCGCCACGAGAGCGTCGTCGATCAGCGCCACGGGGGTATCGGCAGGGTGTCCGCGCAGAGCGGCAGGCTCCGTTCCGCCGCGCCCGCGCAGGAGGCCGGACAGCCGCCATTGCCCACCGCCGAACGGTTCCGCCTCCAGAAATTGGAGCAATTCATCGCCGACCATCAGGCGGTTGCTGCCGGCAGCAAGGCCTTGAATATCGGTATCGCTCAGATTGAGGTCGCCGGCGTGAAGCATGATTTCGGCCGTGGCCTGCGGCTCGAGCAGCAGGCCGGGCGAAGGAGCGAGCGGGGCAACCAGTCGGCCTGTCACTGCGCGGCGGGAGCCCGTCGTGCCGAGCTCCACGAGGGCACTGCCCTGCACGGCGAACAGAGTGGCCCCGCGCCACGCGGGATTGGCGGCCGAGGCGGCAGCAACGACCAGCGGCTCCGACGGATTGGAACCGATCGGGGGCGGCATTTCGAGAGCAAGCAGATGTGTGGGCGGGATGATGAGATCGACTGGCGCGATGTTCTCCCCGGGATCGCTCGGCCGAGGCGTGCCGCCGACGGGTGCGAGCCGCTCGAGTTCGAGCGCAATGCCCCGGTCGAACCACTCCCAACTGCGCAGCAACCACTGACCCGGCGTGCCAGGCAGGCGCACGATGCTTCCGGGAATGATCCGGGGGTCGAGTTCTCCGATCCGCCATGTCACCGTTTCGTGCTGCCAGCGTGCGCGATTGGCGCTGTCGTTGGCGAGCTGGCGCGCGCCGGTGGCGGTGAGCGTCGCGGGCAGGTCGATCATCAACTCGCGCCCGGCCTTGCGGGCACCAGCAGCGCGCTGCACCCCTGTCTGGTAATCGCGCTCCTCGTCGTAATAGCGAAGGGCTGCGGGGACGCGCGCAGGAATGCCTGCGCGCTGTTTGTGGCGCGTTTCGTCCTCGCCGCGCCGATCCTGCGCGAGTTGGTCGGGGAGCGTGAAGAGTGTGTCGCCGACCGCACTTCGCGCCGCGATGGCCAGTCCTTCCGCGCCCGAGGTGCAGACCAGCGGGATCACCTGATCGATCGCTGCCAGCGTGGAGGCAAGCGCTCCGCCTTCGTCGGCGAACCCGCGTGCATGGGCAAGCGACGGTTCGGCCGCGAAGGCGGGCAGCGCGCCCGGAACCAGCTGGGCAAGCGAGACCGTCTCCTCGCCGCCATCGGCAAATATCTCGAAGCTCAGCGCCGGTATCCGGTTGCCGTAATCACCAAGTTCGAGATTTTCGAATACCGCGTAGGCGCAGTCGCGGAAGGCCGGGGCCTGAGGGCCCTTGACCGCGGCAATCAGCGGGTCAACCGGATCGTCGCCAAAACCGCGGTAGATGCGCAAGGTTCCGCCGACCTTGAGGTCCTCCTGACTCCCGCGCAACAGGTTGCCGTCGGCCCAAATTCGCCCAACGCGGGAGATCGGCGTGCTGGACAGCGCCACGGCAAAGGAGGCGGAGTAGGAGTAGACCGTGGCCGACGGTTGGCCCTTGCCCCCCTTCTGCTTGCGCTTGGTCTCGATCAGGTCGGTCGACCAGATGACCGTGCCCCCCACCCGCATCCGTCCGAACTGGCGCGGGATCGGCTGGCCGTAGCTCGATGTGCTGAGCGTCAGATCCTTGAGGCGCGGGCCCTCGCGCCCCTTGGGGCCGAAGATGCGTCCGTCGATCTGCTGGCCGATCAGCGCGCCGATCGATCCGCCCAGCGGGCCTCCGATCGCGCTACCGACCGCAGTGAGCAGCAATGTCGCCATGGGATCAGCTTTCCGAAAGAGAAGGGGCAAGGCGCCAGGCGCCGTGGATGTGCCAGTCAGGGTCGCGCGGCTGGCAGACCACGCGGCGCAAACCGGCATGGGCGTGGATGACCTCGTCGGCACTGCATGCGATCACGAGATGATGCTGACCGAAGCCGAGGGCGATCAGCATCACGTCGCCGGCGTGGATCGGCTGCGCCGCCGGGATCAGCCCGGACTGCTCTGCCAGCGGGAGCCACTCGTCGATGGCCAGATTGCGCAAGCCATAGCCGCGCGGTGGCACCGGATGCCGGCCTGTCGCCGCAATCGCCGCGTGGACAAGGCCGACGCAGTCGAGGCCGGTCGTGGGCGCGCGCCCATGCAGCCGAAACGGCGTGCCGATCAGATCGCGCGCCGCCGCGGCGAGCGCCTCGCCAGGGTCGGTCATGGCTGACCATAGCGGGCAAGAAGGTCATTGCCCGGCAGGAATGGTTCGCCGCGGAAATTGGCTGCGTTGCCGAAGCGGGCGGCGCAGGTGGTGATGGTGTGGTCGCAGCCTTCGCGCAGCTCCGCGCGCGTCCCCGACGCTATGCCGGTGACAAGCGGGCGGTCGAGCAATAGCCATCCGTCCACGGCATCGATCACCCCGAAAGCGACCCCGGTTTGCGGGCCGCCCATGAAGCGCACTCTCCCGTCGACATGAGCTTCGCCATCGATCCCCTCAAAGCGCACCCTGTTCCCGTCCGAGTCCACTTGCGCGACAGCGCGGGTCGTGGTGAAGCGCACCGCCGAAAGTCCGCACCCGGGGCCGCAGAACTCGGCGCGGCAGGTCGGGCTGGTGCGGGGCACAAGATCCTCTTCCAGCAGGCTCTTGGTCGAGCGCATTTCGGCCATGAACTGTGTGCGGTCATCCTCGATCCGGCCGATCTGGCCAGTGTAGAGCGTGTGGTGTTCAAGGCTTGCCCAGTCGACCGCGCCGATCTCGATCGCCGCCTCGTCGAACAGGCCGGCGGCAAGGTCATCCTCGCGGATCGCGCTATGGTGGAGCGCCCCCTGCACTTCCGCGCTGTCGTTGGCGAGTTCGGCGGTGAGGCGAATCGCGGCCGGGATCATGCCTGGTGCGGCCAGGTGGCGCATTCCGCCAAAGCTCAGGTCACGGTCATGGCTGGTGAAGGCCAGCGCTGCCCCGTCGCGGCGGTAGATGCGCCAGAACGTCGCCACCGTATCAAGCTCGCGGTCGAAGAACACGCGCGGCATCACGCGGTCTCCCTGATCTCGATCAGCGGCACGGAGGGCGCTTCCCCGGCGGCGAAGTTGACCGCCGAGACATCGAGCCGGTCTTCGGCAAAGCGCACCGGCACGTCGAAGCGGAAGCCTGCGCGCACCTCGGCTCCTGCGGGCGGGGCGGCGGCAAGGCGGATCATGCCTTTGTCCCCCAGAGACCAGGCTGTGTTCAAGATCCCGCCCACGCTGACCATGATCGTGCCGATGCGCGGGCGCGTGATGGCGCGCAACTGGGGTTCGCTTTCGCCGCCATAGGACTTCACCAGCTGGAAGTCGGAGCGCAACCCGTCTCCAATGCCAATCAGCTGGTCAAGCAACGTTGGCACCCCCGCCATTCCGTTCGAGCTGTTGTCGAACGGGTCGGTCAGGCGGAAGCCCCGTGCCGGACCCCGGCGAGCGCGAAAGAAGGCGATCAGCTCCGCCAGCTCGTTCTCCGAGCGGATGCCGGGGCCGACATCGAAGTGCAGCCGCGCGTCCGACCACAGCGCGTTGCGCCGTTCGTGGCCTGACGCTGTCACCGTGATCGACGTCGAGAACTCGGGGGCGACCGATGCGCTGCGCCCCAGCGCGAAGGGGTAGAGCACGTCGTCGAAGGGGTCCATGGCTTGCTCCTGAGGCGAGGCGAGGCGGGTGTATCCGTCGCGGTTGACCTGTGGCAGCGCCCAGACATAGCGCCGGGCGATGCCGCGCGCCGCGGCCTCGTCGATCCCGGCATCAATCCGCGCCCAGAAGGCCTGCGCATCGGCCGGGTCGAGCACGAAACCAGCGAGATAGTCCTGGTCGGCGATCGGATAGCCGAGCCGTTGGTCGACAAGGGCATACGCCGCACGGCGGGCCGCGTCGGCCCCGGCGGTGAGCCAGTCGTAATCTTCGAGCTGCAAGCGGTCGAAGGCGGGATAGGCCCATCCGAGCGGGAGATTCGCGCGGTAGAGTTCGGGCATTTCGGCGGCGAGAATGGTCGGGGTGAAGGCGAGCAGCAGCACTTCGGCCTCCCCCTGCGCGGCGGCGCGCACAGCCAAGGTCAGGGCAGCGGTCGACTGTGCGAGCAGCACGCCAGCGGCGTCCAGCAGTGCCTTCTGGGCCGCGGTGAGGGGGGCGGCCATATCGGCGATGACCGGCGGGTTACCTCCCAGCGCCGTCCTTGCCAGATCATCGTACAGGCAGATTTCGCGTCCGGGCGTTACCCACCACCACGGCTCGCCGATCTGGAAGCGCACCGGCTGGCCCGCTTCCGTCATCAGCGCGACGAACCGGCGCGCGACGTCGGCCAGCCAACCCATTGCCGCCGGGTTGGCGGGGGAGAGCAGTGTCGAAGGAGGCACCCACCCCGTTAACGCCGGGGCCCCGCTGGCAGTGCGCTGCTTCCATGCGGGCGGACAATAGGCATCGAACAGCTCGTAGGAGAGTGAGGCAATGACTTCGAACCCTGCGGCCTTGGCAAGTGCGAAGAAGTTCGTGTGCCACCGCGCCGCCGGGGTGCAGAGCGCGCCGTCTGCCGCAGCCGTGAGCGTGCCGTCCTGCTGACGCGCAAGCCGCATGAAGTGGCTCATGCCGATATAGTGAACCACATCCTCGCGATACCCGAGCCCGGTGACTGCGCGCAGCAGGCGTACGGGGGTCTGGTTGTAGGCATCATCGTAGGCGGTCGCCATGCGCTCGCCATGCGGCTGCACAAGTACGTCGCCCAGTTCGATCATTGCTCGCGCCCCGTCGGCGCGGATTTCCGACACGGTCACCGAACCCTCGAAGCGCACTGGGAGCGGCGCGGTGCTGCCGCTGGAAAAGCCGGGCGCAACCAGTGAGATGAACATGCGGTCGATATCGCCTGCGTGGATCGGCTCGCCGGGCAGGCCGTAGCCGCTCTCCAGTGCCGAAAAGGGCAGAGTGATGCGGGCATCGATCGGCGTGCCGACCGCATAGTTCCACAGCCTGATATACCAGGTGCGCGGACTGCCCGATGCATCGCGCCCCTCGATCGTCAGCGTCGGCCCGTTCGGCTGGTCGAGCCCGATGATGCCCTGCGATTGCCACCGGAAGCTGAGCGTCGTGTGACGATAGTCGCGGTCGGTGCGATAGGCGAGCAAAGGGTGATCGAGGGTGTCGACACTGTCCCAGATCAGCCCGACGAGTTCGCCTGCATGGTGCAGCTCGACGTCGACACGCAGGGCATCCGGGGCGGTCGTGACCACAGAGGCCATGGCCGGCCGGGGGAAGTTGACGGTCCAGAAGCGCGGATCGAAGCGCTGCATGAAGGTGGATTCCTGCGCGCGGGCCTCGCGGGCGAGCCAGAATGCCATCGGGGGCTCCCCTGATCAGGACTGTTGCAGGGCGCGGCGCACCGCGCTGGCGATCTGGCGCGAGGAGCGCTGCATTGCTGTGGGCGCGGCCTGACCGCGCGGCACGGCCAGCTGGATCGCAACCCGGACATCGCGTCCCGGTGCACTGCCGGGACCGGCCTCGACCCGTCCGGAAGCGGTCGGCACGAACACCTCGGGCCCGCGCTCTCCGACCAGGTAGGCGCGTCCCGGAGCCACGGGTCCGCCGGTGGCGCGCCCGGGCAGTCCGAAAAGTGCGCCGATCGACTGGCCAATGAGGCCGCCAAGACCTCCGCTCCCCTGCCCTCCGCCGAACACCCCGCCGAGGCTCATCTGAAGCGCATTGGCGGCGATCTCCGATAGGGCGTTGAGCGCGATACGTTTCAGATCCTCGAAGCCGAGGCTGCCGCGCCTCAATGCCCCGAGCAATCCCCGTTCGAGCACATTGCCCGCCCGGCCGAAGCCATCGAGCAGCGACGTGTCGAGCGAGCGGCGCATCGTCTCGAGATCCCCGGTAAACCCCTCGGTCCGGGCGCGCACGTCGATCACCAGTTCCTCGAAATTGTCAGTCATGGGCATCGCGCTCCATCATGCGGGCGATCATGTCGCGGGTGGGCGGTTGGGCGGCGACGAGGTCGTCGAGCGGGGCGAGGGCCATTGCCAGTTCGGCCGGGGTGGCACTCCAGAACTCAGCCGGACGCCAACCGAGCACCTGCGCGGCAAGGGTGCCGCAGCGGTTCGCGGTCTCGGCGAAGGTGGCGCTCATCCCTCGCCCTGAAGCACCTGGGCAAGAACGGTGCGCACCGGCGCGGTCGCGCCGATCAGGCCCATGGCGAGCACCGCCTGCCCGACCGCGGCGCGCTCCGGTCGATGCTCGGCTGGCAGGCAGTGCCACAGCAGCGCCGTCATCTCGGTCAACGTCAGCGCGCCCGCTGCGGCGCGCTCGACAAGGGCGAAGAGCGAGCCAAGCTCCGCCTCGGCAAGCACCAGGTTCTCGAAGCTTGGGCGCAGCACATGGGGTATTCCGGCCACCGTCAGCGACGCTTCGCCGCGCAGGGGGTTGTGCGCAGCGCGGCTCACGCCGCCACCACCGGACCGGAGCTTTCGAGCTGGAGCGTGTAGCTGCGCTCCCCGTTGAAGTCCCCGGCATAATCGAGCCGCTGGACAAGGAACTTGCCGCGCAGTTTTGCCCCGTCCTCAAAAGACAGTTCATAATCGTCGAGCACTCCGTCGAGCGCGCGGGTGCGCACCGTGTTCTCGGCGCTGCTGCCAAGGAAGATCCCTGCCGCGCTGACCGAAACCGAGCGCGTGCCCGCACCCGATAGCAGATCCCGCCAGCCGCCTGACTGCTTGTGGGTGACGACCACCGTGTCGCCGTTGATCGACATTTGCGTGGTCCTGAGCCCCGCGATCGTCTGGTAGACCGGGGGTGTCGCCCCGTTGGTGATCTTGAGCAGGAAGGCGGCGCCGGATTGTGCGGGCATGGGGCTACTCCGTCAGAGGTTCGAGAATGCGGAAGCGGTATTCGAGCAGTGCGCCGCGCCGGTTGTCGCGCCGCGCCTCGCTGCGCGAACGCAGGAAGCGGATCGAGGCGAGCTCGAATGCGGGGTGGAAGGGCGGCAGGTCGAGCACGCGGCGTTCGATCGCCGCGAGCGACGGGCTGTCGGCGGCGGTGCCGTCGGTGCGGCTCTCGAGTTCCAGGGCAATGCGGATTTCGCGCCCTGCGCGGTCCTTGGTGCCCCAGTCCACGCCCGCGCTTGCCGCGATGCCGAGCCACGGGGGAGTGGCGCTGAGCGGCGCTTCCTCCTCGATGGCGTTGATGCCTGCCAGCGCCGAGTCGGCTCTCAGCCAGGCGATCAGCGCGGCGCGCAGGTCATTTTCCATCGCGTGGGTCTCCAAACAGGTCGGGCCAGAGCGCGGTGGCCTTGTGCCAATCGGTGCGCTGTGGCCGGCGGCGCCGGTTGCGGATCTGGCCCGCGACCAGCCGCGCGGCGCTGAGCCGCAGGCGCTGGATCAGCACCTCGACGCGGGCCGAGGCGCGGATCATCCGAGCCGCACCTCGCGCCACGGGCGCCACAGCGCTGTGACGCTGGC